ACGGTAGATGGCGCCATGTCGATGCGATGCGTCACCCGCTTGGCATTCATCAAGTCAGTGGCATTATTGTTCACGATCAGGTCGTCAGGCTCGACCGTCTCACTCACAGGGCGATTGCGGAGGGGACAGTAGTAGACTTTCTTGAACGTCATTCCCCCAAAGCCAAGCCCGAAGAACATCCGATCCGTGTCGGGGTAGTATTCCGTGGCCGTCTTGGTCAGGTAGTGGTTCATATCCTTTTCAAGAGCTTCCGATAACTGGTCCTCTGGCAACCCCGCATTGTTGTTGTCGTCGCGGATCTTCACCGGCCCATCCGTGGGAAGCATCTCGGAGCGGGAGTTGGCCTGGAACCGCAGGACGGCCTCGAGCAGCATGGGATGGCGGATGCGGCTCATGCCCTCCACCGCAGCACCGTCCGCGCTGTCGCCGGTATCCGGGGTTTCCAGCTTGAGGCCTAGAAGCTTGATGCCGTCCACTCGCTGGTCAATCCAGTCCTGCCGACTGGTAATATCCTCCTGTATGCCCCGCAGGAGGTCGTCCGCTACCAACCCCAGTTCCAAGGGATCGATCTGGTCTACAAGGTTGTCGAACCAGCCCTTGGGATTGGCGTCGATGTTGGACTGGACCGGCTGGCCGTCCATACTGACCGTGATCGTGCCGTCAGCGTGCTTGATGCGGAGGATATTGCCCTTGTCGTCTGTTTCGGGCTGGTCCTGGCCCTCGTTGTCGTTGATCTCGACGCGGACAGGCCCCTCGTCGGAGGGCGGCGGTTGGTCTAAGCGGATGTTTGGATTCAGTCCGGAGGGAGAAGCCATATGAACTCCTCTAGATCGGACTTGATAGGCTCGGCAGGGATTAGTTCGGCCCGCTTGGTCAATTGGTACTTGATCACCGCCTCAAGCAACAGCGGATGCCGCTCTGCTTTGATGGTGGGGAACTCATCGGAGGGAACAGCCATCTGCGGGCGGTCCTTTGCGGTCGCCTTGGGTTCCTCCTCCCCTAGACTTTAGCAGCGTTTGGGGCTGCGTTCAAAGCAGCATCCTACCTCAGCTTCACCCCTGCAAAGCCATTCAGAAGATGCTTGGCAAACACGCCCTCCATCTCCGCGCAGTACCGCCGTATCCCTTCCTCCGCTGCCATCTCGTCGGTAAAGGCACGGATGGTGTATTGCCGACGCTCAAGGCGCTTGGGAGAGCGGACCTGCACGAACCAGTATTTCTCGCCGCCGCCAACTTCGTTTGCCACGAAGTCCACGATGGCTTGGCATGGGGTTTTGTAGATAGGGATAGTCATCCCGATTTATTGGGCCAGAATAGATCGGCCTCCGCATTCACCTGCTTCAGAATATTAATGGCGCGACGGTCATAATTAAACTCGTCCTCAATTTCTTTATAGCCAATCTCATTGGCAATCTCAGCAAAACGCCGCTCGCGAAAATCCCTTATTTCGTGGAATTGTTCCACGGGTTGTATATTGGCATAATCAGCCTTTTTCTCGGCCACCATGCGCCGTTCCATGTCGCTTCCGTTCTCGTCTGGTTCGTAGGGCTCGATCTTGAAGGTCGTCAGGTCGCGCCAATCTGGCTCGTCTTTGGCAAGCACCCACACTTCCCGCTTCGTGTCGAACCAGTCCGGATTGGGATGAGGGAAAATACGGTTTGGGTCTAACAGTTCGGCAAGCGTATCGGGATGCAGATATTCGCGGGGCGATGATACCTTCCAGACGTAGCGCTTGCCGCCCAAAGTAATAGACCCGCCGCCATAGCAATTGGGATCAGGCTTTGCGACCGTAGGCGTTGGTCTAGCCGCCAACGGCTTGCCAAACAGGCCGCTAAGGAAAGCCGCGATGGATGCCAGAATAAGCGGGCGACGTTTCATGGCTTATTGGCCTTCGCTATTTTATTCTTGGCATCGATCATAGTAGCGCATGCACGCTTTCAAGCATGGAATCGATGTAGCTATCGTCCAACTGCTCGCCACGTTCCAAGCGATCGTTCATCGACTTCACTCTTTCCTCGGCCATCTTCATCGTTTCGTTCAACGCCTTCACGTCCAGCGGCGCGGGCGCTTTTGCCGGTTCGGTTGGTATGCTGGCGGCTTCTCGCTTCATCCAATCTTCGGTCATGTCGTCCTCCTACACGGGATAAAGGGGACTCAAGGGGCGCCCGCGATACCGCATGCTCTCCTCTGCTTCTGCCTGCCGCTCCTCGCCATGGATGAGCAATCCAATGTCCCGCAGATGCCTCAGAGCCATCGATGCAGTATCGACCAAATCATCGTGCCTTGCATTGGGGAACGTACCGCATTGGGCAATCATCATCTCGGCCCATGGCCTGTCGGGCGCATAGATCATGCCCTTTTCCCATAGGTTCTGCACGCTATACAGCCGAGCCATCTTGTCCGCAGCCTTGGGGTTTATCAACTGTATGGAATAGGGCTCGTTGCTGAATAGCCTACGCAACTCCTGCGCCACGCTATGCCCTGCCGCCTTATCCTCGATCAGCAGCTTATCGACGTTGAACCCGCCCTTAGCCACAGGCCCGCACGACTTCGCCACCTTCTGCACCAGCGGATGCAGTTCAAGATGCTCCGACCAGCAATGAATGAGCATAATGCGCGTCGATGTCTCGACATAGGCCCGTGTGGAAGCGCCGCTCTCGTCCAAGCGCACGTCATGCGCCACCGTATCGCCCGAGAACACGCCCCAGATCGATAGCGCGCTTGGGTCATTCATCGTCTTTTCAGTGTAGGCCGTGTCCAGACTGGCGATGATGAAGTCAAACGGTGGGAACTGCACGATGCGCGTGGGCTTGCCGTTCGCATCCAAGGGTTCGCCTTCTGGCGGCCAGAGGTTCCACCATTCGCGCTTGATGATGCCGCCGCCTGCGGGTTCCGGACGCTGCTGAAGCTGGCCAGCGGCTTTCCACTTGCCCAGGTCGCGCTCAATGCCGCGTATCTCTGCCGTCCCAAACCGCTCTGGCCATAGCAACTCACCAGCCTGCGTGCGCGGATCGCTCCAGCCGATGGTTGTCTCAACCGACCGCTGCGGCTCGTACTCCATCGGCAGCATAAGATGCGTCCATTCCCCGCGATCCTTGCTGAGAATGTGGCCGGTCAAGTCCTCCTCGCCTAGCCGCTGCTGAACCACGATATATGCGCCGGTCTTGGCGTCGTTGAGGCGGGTGGACATCGTGCCGTCCCACCAGTCCTCGTTCGTGGTCTTGATGATTGCCTCGGACAGCACCTCATTGGCCGCGTTGGGATCGTCTATCACGATGATGTTGCCGCCCTCGCCGGTCACGCCCGCGCCGATCGACGTAATCAGCCGCTCGCCGCCCTGGCTGTTGGCATATCGAACGGCGCGGTTGGTGTCGTCCATCAGATGGAAGCGTTCACCCCATAGCCTCTGATACCACGGGCTTTGAATGAGCCTGCGGCACTTGATGCTATCACGAAGGCTGAGAGTGAATGCGTATGATGCATGCAGGAAGGGCACCTTGGGGCCGCTGGTCGGGCTGTTATGGCGCTGCGCCCAGACCCAGGCAGGGAATGCCACGCTCACCACCGAGGACTTGGAACAGCGCGGGGGGATATTGATCAGCAGGCGCCTTATCTGCCCGTCGCATACTGCCTCAAGATGCTCGGCAACCGCGTCGATTACCCAACCTTCAGCAAAGGGCGCAGGATCTATGTGCCTCCATGCGTGCTGGAGAAACGTCGCCAACGATTCCTCGCACTCCATCCGCTCGATCTCGAGCAGGGCGCTCTCTCCCTCTACATCTCGGCCCATGAATTGGATGAAATGCGTCACTCAATTCCTCACCAGCCTCAACGGCGGCGGCAGCGCCTTGATTCGCAGTTCTACCGACCCGTCCGGCAACTGTTGCACCGATAGCTTACCAGATTGGCACGCCTCCAGATCCTCTCGCGATATCACCAGCCTGTTCAGTGTACCATGCCTATAGACCACCGTGGAGAGCAGCGTGCGGAAGGTCGCTATTACGTCCTTGTCGGAGAGGTTTCGGGTCATGGCCTGTGCATCGCGGAGATAGCGGCGCGGGCACATTCGCGGGCGTCTGGCATTACATAATCGTCAGATACTGTTCCGTCTGCATGGTCCATCCACGGTAGAACAGCCCGCGCCACGCGCTCTACATCTTCGTCGGTCGGAGGAGGGGCGATACGGCGGTTCCATTCCTTGATTGCCTCCCGGTGCCATGGCGCGTCTGCCGCCATTTCATATTCCGTCCGCACTTCTGGACCCATAGCGCCGCAATTCTGGCAGATCGCCATGCCCCATTTCGTGCCCTGCATTTGGTCGGCTTTGGTTTTCACCTCAAGGCTATTACAAAACGGACAGGGCAACGGCAGCAGTGCGGGCGCTTCGGGGGTCATGGCTTGCCTGCCAAGATCGCAAGCCAAACCCATACCGCGCGCTCCGATAATTTCTCTGCGGGGCGGACGAGCAAAAGGGGACCACTCCCATGGTCCCCCTCGTTCCGGCTAAACCCAGAGAGGTCGCGCCGGAGATGCTCCCACGACGGGTCGTCGCTCGTATCTTTTGCTATTTCGTCGGCTTTCTCACGCAGCCGCGCGACAAGGGCGGGAATGTCGGTCATTCGGACAACCACATGCTTGGCCAGAAGACGATTGTGAACACGAAAAGCTGCCACGGCATGTCGTGCGCGCTGATCCTGACGATGGCGACCAGAAGGCCGACCAGCAGGTAAATGAAAGTCACGGCCACCAGGACTTGAAGCCACCAACTCATGCTGCTGGCTCCTTGCTCTGCCGAAGCGCGGCGCGGCCCATTTCAACAAGATTAAACGCTAACTCATGGTCGGGTGAGGGATACTTCTGGGCGTCTATAAAATTTAGCGCGCCTTCCAACAACTCATGCAGCCTATCGGTCTCCTCGCGCGCCGCCTGCAGCGCGGCAGATAGGCGTGCAATGTGCGCCGCCACGCCCAACATCATGGCGGCGTCCATCATTTGTCCCTTGGCTCTGTAAATATCCGCGCTCTTACAAAGCCATGCGATCACTTCATCCGAAGTCGGTAACTTGCGTGCGATGTCTGTTGCGTCGCTCACGGCTTCCACCGGGGCAACGTGAAAGCAAGCAGCACAAGCATTCCTACGGCTCCCATAGGAATACCGACAATTATGCCCACCCAGAAAAAGTCGCTCACGGCTTCACCGCCTCTCGTATGTCTGCCTCAACCATCAGACGGTGCATTCGCTTATGTACCCGACGACGAACGCCCCGCATTATGAGAGCGAAGTATGCCTCGATGTCGTCCGCGTCTAGTTCGTCCACATCGAATGGCAATGAGACAACCAAACGGCCAACTCGCATTGGTGTTTGCCAATGAAGCTCTCGAATGGATAGTGCCTGCGCGTCGCTCATGTCCCCGCCTCCAATCTACACACGCCCGCCGGCTCGGGCAGCATCCAGCGGCTCTCACGATGCACAGCGCAGTCCCACGAGCAGCCGGAGAGAAGAAGGGCCAGCAGAAGGAGCGCGCGGCTCATGCGGGCGGTAGCCATTTGTTTAGGAAGTCTCGGATAGACTCCAGTTCTGACTTTTTGAGGCGCGCAAATCGCCAGTGGTCGGTTCCATCGGCCCACTCAAGATCATCTTCCTTGAAGGAAATACGCCCATCCCCATTGTCGTTGACCTCAAGCAGCCCGTCCACAAAGCTCAGGACTGCGCCATGTTTGAGTTTGATGTCGCTCATTTCAGGTATCCTCTCAACACGATGCGAAGCGCGCTAAAATCATCCCCGCCGCCACCACCCATCCAGCGCCGAGCACCAGCACAAGGAAGCCTGCACGCGCGAAGGCGCGGAAGATGGCGTGCATCATGGCTTGGCCTTCGCTATAAAATACTTGCCGCTTCTCCCACACAAATCGTTAATCTCCTCAAACAGAGAATCATATCGTTCCCGCTCACATCCTCGATCTGTTTCCGGTATGCCTCTTATCAAGTCCTTCCGTTTAGGGCGACGACACATAGGAAAAGACCCCCCTGGCTCGTAGTGGACACATTCAACACAAAGAGGCATCACAGCGGCATCAAGACGCGTGTACAGATCAGGCGGTGTCATGGCTTGCCTGCCAAGATCGCAATGCGCAACCTCTCCAAAATATCACAAGCATCTAAGTCGCGAGGCGAAGCGCACATATCATCCTCTTTCTGTTTAGCGAGGTGGTCGCGCAGCGCGCCGCACATCGTTTTCCAGATAAGACCTGCCTGCCCCAATTCATAGCCCACTCGCAACGGCCGTGAGTGCTCTGGATAACTGCGGTTCCAATTGAGAACCGCTTGGCACATTTCCTCTGTCGGCTCATCCGGCATCGCGCGCTCGGCTAGGGCGATGAGGGCTATGTATGTCGCCAATGGCACTTTGCACCATCCGCTGACAGGCGTTCCGTGTTTGCGCGCTTCTGCCAGGGTGCGGTCACGGTCGGTCATCGTAGGGCCTCCGCAAGGAGCACTCTGATTGTCTCAGACCGCGAGCGTAGCCCACGCTTGGCGCGCTCTTTCTCAAGGCCATCCGCCGTCGCATTGTCTATGAACAGAACGAACCGCTTACCATCAGGCGTTGACGATTCTTCGGGGATATTCACCTCAACAGACCCAGCCGAACCCCTGAGATCGGGGACGATCTTTGATCTCTTTGATGGCTTGGTGATGCCGTAAACGTCTGAGAGTTTCGCCATACCGATTAGTATCGCGCGGTATCAGATAGTGTCAAGCGATACTTATACCGCCTTGAAGTGCCTCATCAGGCCGTGCGTTTCACGTGAAACATTCACGTCTCCTCCTTTGGCATCACCGTGAGCAGGATCTGCTTGAGCTGGTCCCGCTGCTCCCAGGATAGCGCCGTAATATCCAGCATCTTGCGCTCCTCCGTTTGGATTGGGCTGCCATCCGGCCCGGTAAGCTCTAGTCGGTCAGTCTCCCGCCAGCGCGCCCTGGTCTTCATCCAGAAGATCGCCGCCGCTACCGAGCCTTGTCCCTTGCTGGTCGCGATAGAGAATAGATTCTGAGCTACCAAGGAGTTAGCCCGCGAAACACCCGTGTCCAACTCATCCCGATAGTGCCGCATCAGCGTATCACGCTCGCAGCCGATGATCTTGCCAATCTGCTCCAGCGTGATGCCAAAGCCTACCATGGACTGAACCATCTTGCGCTGCTGGTCAGTGGGTATGTGCTTGTGTCCCTTGGGCATTCCTTAGCTCGTCAAAGGTCTGGGTGCTGCCTTCCAGTATAGCCTTTTGGCCCGTGAAATCCTGCCACCGGATGACCGCAACATCAACATAGGCGGGGTTGAGTTCGATTGCATGGCAAGCTCTTCCCGTCATCTCGGCGGCGATGATCGTTGTCCCCGAGCCGCTGAAGGGCTCGTAAACCGCCTGCCCTGCGCTGCTGTTGTTCTCTATCGGGCGCTTCATGCACTCGACGGGCTTCTGAGTGCTGTGATTCGTTCGCATGTCCTCGGCGTTGCCACGTGTGCGATGGACGCTGGCAAACTGCCAAAGCGTCGTCTGCTTGCGGTCGCCTTGCCAATGCCCTGTTGCGCCGCTGCGCACGGCATACCAGCACGGTTCGTGTTGGCCGTGATAATGGCCGCGACCGATCACCAGCGTATTCTTTGCCCACACGATTTGTGCCCGCAATTCAAAACCGCTCGCGCTCAGCGACGCCTCAACTACGTTGGACTGCAAACCACCATGCCACACGTAGGCGACCTCGCCAGGAAACAGCGCCCAAGCCTCGCGCCAATCCGCACGATGGTCGTTTTCAACCCTGCCAATGGCCCCTTTGGTCGGATGCCGGATCTTTGCTGCGACTCTCGGGTCACTGCGCCAACTGGCATCGTAGTCCACTCCATACGGCGGGTCAGTAACCATCAGATGCGGCGTCACCCCGTTTAGTGCTTTAGCGACCACACCCGCATCCGTGCAGTCCCCACATACAATCCGATGCTTGCCGAGCAGCCACACATCGCCAAGCTTCGTGACCGGCTCGAGCGGCGCGTCGGGAACATCGTCGGGGTCGGTCAGCCCCTCGGTCTTGTCTGCGAGCAGGTTAGCCAGCGCATCCGGATCAAACCCGATCAGGTCCAGATCGAAGCCTTCCTCGCCAAGGCCCCTTAGCTCGACCGCCAGCAAATCCAGATCCCAATCCGCATTCAGGGTCAGTTGATTGTCCGCGATGATGTAGGCTCGCTTCTGGGCGTCGGTCCAACCCTCCGCGATCATCACGGGTATATCGGCTATATGGAGCATACGCGCCGCCAGGACACGGCCATGGCCTGCGATGATTGTGCCATCGGTATCAATCAGTACTGGAGTGGTCCATCCCCACTCGCGGATTGATGCCGCGATTTGCGCTACTTGGGCCTCGCTGTGCATGCGGGCATTTCGGGCATTTGGGATGAGACTTGCGACGCTCCTGCGCTCGATTCTGTCGGCAGGCCAAGGCTTTATAGGGTCGCTGACCTTATTCCGCTGTGCGGATGGCATTTAGTGCTGCGCTCCGTATTCCAGCGCAATCACCTCTTCGATCATCAGGTTGCGCTCAAACAGCAGCCCTTGGACAGCGGCTTCCAGGAGGTTAAGCCGCTCCTCGAGCTTGCGGTTGGTCTGCGCGAGCTGCTGGGCCTCTTGCTGCCATTTGGTTTGGCGGGTCATCAGTAGATCTTCTTGGTTTCCGTGTCGTATGTCATCATGACAAGGTTCTTCGGATCCAAACGTGGTTGCCAAAACAGATAGTGCCAACGCTTCCAAGACCACCATGGAGGCGAAGGATGCGCCATCGACGTGAGGGCTACTCCATCGCCGTTGTTGTCGTTGCTTTTGGTCGGGAAAGCCTCGTTGAAGGTGTTCATTTGATGATGCTACCACTAGCCTTTGGGCGGCTCAATTGGTGGTTCTCCCCAGCAATCTTGCATAATTGGTTTCGGTCGCGCGGCCGCCCTTTGGGTGGCGCGGTTTTGAATGGGGGAAGATCGCGCCCTCAATTCCCTTATTCGCTCTTCCAGGCGGGCAATTTCCGCTTCGGCAGCGTCCACTATCGCGCGCTCCTGATCAGTAAGAGCGGCGCGCCAATTCCGAGGACTCCTATCGCCCATCCGGTTCTCCCCAGACTATGCCGGTCTGTGCATCCCTGCGGGCCTTCTCCATCGCCCGGTAGATGCGCCGAAAGGTTGCCGCCGACAAAATTGGCAATTCCTTGTGTGCTGCCTTTAGCATCCTAGGCGTGACCTTTATTTCCTCGGGAACTGAGAACATCTATTGCCCCTGCTCCGATATATCTTCCCGATCGCATAAACCTGCCAACCACCTACCATCAGGTTGCTTGGCAACAAATGAAATAGCCTCGTCCGGATCTTCGGTTTCCTCGCCATCCACATCGTACATCGAATGTATGGGAAGCCTCTGGGTGCTGTAGAACCATTTCTTGGTCATGGGATATCCGGCAGTTCTTCGGTGAATTTAGCCTCCGGAATTACGTTCGCAAATCTAGCCCATGCAATCATTCTGGGCGTTTTGGGCAGAAGCCCGCAATGTAGAAATTGCCCCGTATCGGCCAGCCATGAAGTTCCCGCAGGCCCACGAATGGCATCCCAAGCGTAAGGACCGTTAGCCACGATCTGCACGCCATCATGTAAGCCCACAAAACTCCCAAATATAAATAGCACCACCACCTTGGGTGCCTCGGTATCTATATGCAGCCCATTCACGCCTTTGATGTATGGCGTATTTTCATCGGTATAAAATGCATTCAGCGACCAGAGGTGGGCTCGTTCCCCGAAGTATTGGCTCACCAGAGGCGTGAATGATTTAGCAAAAGCTAGGAAATGCGGGGCGCACAATAGATCCGCCATAGAATTGCAATAGATTCCCGGTCGCGGGCGCGCTTTGATGTGACCGGGATATTTGGGCTTGTCGGCCAGGTAGGAGACAAATTCATCTATCCATGTCACTCTGGGCAAGCGAACAAGGCCGGTGCGGCGCAGCTCGGCTAGTTCTTCCCGATGAATATCCTTGCGGCCGCGAGCCGCCTTGAGTTCCAAGTCAGTCATCCAGCGGCCCCCCAAGCGGATTGCGCCCCTGCTCCCTGTGCCACTCCGCTGCCAGCTTGGCCGTGTGCCTCTGCATTCGGGGGCTTACAGGCGGGGCTACGGGCACCGTAGGAACGATTTGCGACTCGGATGGGGGTAAGGTGCCAGCGGGAAGCTCGCGGCCTTCCAGCACGGCTAATTCTGCCTCGTAGCGCGCGATCTTGGCTTGGTCCCCATGCACCCTGGCCCAGCGCAATAATGTTGCTACGCGCACCGCAAGAGGCTCGCCAATGAAAGCAACATTCTTACCTTGCGCCTCGAGCGTTTCCATCATGCCCCTAGACCGCTGCAGCAATAATTCCCGCTCGCGATATTTGGCATTTATTGTGTCCCAAAATTCTACCGGCTTCGGGAACCATTTTAATATCCGCTTGCACTCCGCGGTAGCCTCCGTCCACAAATCCTCGGGGATATTATTTGTGGCGTCGAAGAAGCTGGCAAAGCGCAGGCGCATTTCGTCAATGTTTGCCCTGGTGTTGGGCTCGAATAGCGCCAGCATATCGGCAAAGCAGCGCTTGGCGTGGTTGATCGGGCACGGTTCTAGGCGGCTCCCAAGGACGCGGACGGCCTCCCGGAGGTCCACCAGCGGCGGCAACGTCTCGGGCGGGGTCCAAGGCACGTCAGGGTGCGCTACGTCGATGATTACCTGCGCCACAGAGCGCGGGACGCTATGGCGGTGCGGGCCTATTTTCTCAAGCCGCGTCATTGTCCACCAACCGTTCCTTGCAGGTCGCACAAAGATTCCGCTCGTCCATGCTAGGCGGGATGGTTCGATAATTCACCCATCGGAAAGTGCGAACATGGATACCGCAGCCTTCACAGATGAATTGCACCTCGCCTGCGCTGTGCGGGCCGATCTTGGTTAGGCGGGTGTCGGTCATTGGAATATCCGTCTCGCTACTTTTGCGAACAAAGGGCCATCATCCGTAATTCGACGTTCAGCCATATCCGCGTATGAAGGATTGAGTTCGATTAAAATGGCATTGCGGCAGATACGGTCAGCTACAAGCCCCGTTGTTCCAGCGCCGCCGAACGGGTCCAGCACTGTGCCGCCCTTGAGACAGCCGGCCAGAATACAGGGCTCGATCAGGGCCGGCGGGAAGGTCGCGAAATGGGCTTCGCTAAAGGGTTGTGTGGCGACCTCCCATACGCTGCGCTTGTTGCGCGTTGCCAGTCCCTCACCAATGCCCGAACGCCCAGCACCCGATACGCGCTCGTCAAATTGATCGGGCTTGCGGCCGCCAGGCCTGCCGCCGACTGCCTTCATGGCCCCATTGGTTTTGCCAGGTACGCGCCAACTCCCTTCCTGCTGCTCCAATGTCGGCTGCGAAAGCCTGTCAATGCTGGACTGCGTTAGCGGCTCGCTGATGGCTTCCGCATCGAAATAATACTTCCGGCTCTTGCTCAGCAGGAACAGATATTCATGCGCCTTCGTGCAGCGGTCGGTGACACTCTCAGGCATCGGGTTGGGCTTCGACCAGATGATGTCCTGACGCAGATACCAGCCGTCTTCCTGCAGGGCGAAGGCGACGCGCCACGGGATGCCAAGCAGATTCTTGGAAGGCAATCCGTTAACGGCAATGCCGTTACGATTGCGCTGGCCACGGGCATCAACAATGCCATCGGCTCTCCCGCTGCCATCCCTCCACACACGTTTGGCACCTACACCGCTTTGATTGTCTTCACGTCCATCATGTAGGCCACCCCCAGAACTGTAACTATCCCCCAGATTCAGCCACAGCGTCCCGTCGTCCCGCAGCACGCGGCGGACCTCGCGGAACACGGCAACCATCGTGGCGACGTACTCGGCTGGCGTGGCTTCGAGCCCGATCTGGCCGGCGACGCCATAATCCCGCAAGCCGAAGTAGGGCGGGCTGGTGACGACACAATGGATTGATTGGTCTGCGAGTTCGGCCAGTTTGGCGCGCACATCGCCGGTTAGGATGCGAACAGTCACGGGAACTGCCTTCGAGGCGAAGCGAACCCTAAATCTTTCATTTTTCGCCTAATGCCCCAAGGACAGCCATCAGGCCGGATTTAGGGGCTACGTTGTCAAAATTGCCCTCCAATATCTTCACGAACATCGAGGGGCGGATG